ACCGCTGGGGTGCCTGCTTTCCACGTGAGCAGTTTGCGGAATGTGGCCCCCTGCTCGATCAGTAGTTTGAGTTTTCCAGCAGGCATCACCACACCGCCTTGTTGAATAAGGGCCTGTTTGCCTGCGCATCGCGCCGCATGTTGGTTTCAGGCCGAAGCCCGAACACCCTGGTAAACCGGGATAGGGCCATTTCCGCCCGTTTCGGGTCGTAAACATCAACATCTGGCCTGCTGTAGCAGCAGTGAAGCGCCCATTGAATAAGATGCCGGTGATGTACGGCTGAAATCTCAGGCTCCCACGAAGCATCAGGGTCTGAAAGAGGGAGTCGGTAAGCCTCAAGAGCTATCACTCCGTCACTACTTGGGATGCAGCACAGGCGCAACTGGGTATCAGTCTGGATTGCTTGGCGCGGCGTGTCTACAGTAGTGCGCCAATCGGGGAAGCGCCGATCCTGCTCCACGGTATCCGTCAGATACAGGACATGCTCAGTCGTAGAACCTGTTGCAGTGAATGCAGCATGTGTAATATCGAGAATCGCCGGGTGAAGTTTGTACGTTGGCGATGGCGCTTTGACATTGATGCGGCAAACAGCAGGCGTTGATACGTCATGGATCAACCTCGCACGGATGCACGCCTCATGCTCTGCCTCGGCCAGCCACTGAATGATGGAAGTATCAGACGACAAGTAAGGCGCGGCCATATCGTCCGTGTCGCGCCGAAAGATTGCAATCAATTCTTCCTTGGTCATGGCTATACGGCTCCGTACTGGTCAACCAAACCGATAGCATCCAGGCGCAAGCGCTCGATTGACCTGCGTTTTTCCAGCTCAATGCCGTACTTTTGCTTGATAAAAGATGCGATTGCATCCTTATCCGCCATGGCTTGGATGCTGTCGCGCAAACCTTGCAGTTCGTCGTTATCGGTTTTTGAGGTGTCGGGCACACTGGCAATGGGCGCATCTGCTTTGCCTGGGACGTAAACATCCGGGTGCCTGAGCATCAGACGTGCCTTTTCCGCTGGCACCATGCGTGACTCGCCTTGCTCAAAGGCGATGCGAGTCCCATAGGCACCATCGACATAACGATGGCGCTTTCCGATGTACTTGACAGATACGAGGTCCATTGCCGTGTCCTCCCGCTTAGGGTGCGCCGGTCAGCACACCGTAGACCAGCACATCGAGCACACCAGCGACTGCGTTGGTTGCTGCATCCCAGTCCAGCACCAGATATGCGTCCTTGGGTAAGGTAACTGGGGCAACTGCGGTGTTGTCAGCGCGGTAGCGTCCGGCGGTGTTGAGCGCCAGGGAAGCGGTGAAGTAATCGGCATCCTGGGGGGTTGCCGTCACATCCACACCATCCACGTACTCAAATCCCACCTTGGCCGTGGTCGCTGCTGTGAAAGCGTCCGACACGATCATCAAAGCGTCATGCAGTTGCACCCCTGCAGGCAGGATGCCGATTACCAGCTTGTCCGAGGCTGTGGGGGCCGCTGTGCTGTCCCCGTTGACCCAGACACCACTGGAGTTCGTGGTGACGTTGAACGCCAGCACAGCGGCATTGCCCTCCGGCTTGCCGCCATACTGCAACTGGGATGCCAGTTTTTTACGAGTGATTGTTCCCATGATTTCATGTCCTCCGGTTAGCTGGGCAACTTGACTGCGGTATCAATCGCAATCACACCGAAGTCGGTGAACTGCTTTGAGTCGCCGTGGTCGATTTGGAAGCGAATCTTGGAGCGGCCATTGATGGCGCCCACCAAAATTTCCACCTTGTCGTCGTGGTCCAGTTCTTTCTCCGAGAAGAAGAACGGGAAACCAGATTTGTTGTGTTTGCCCCATGCTTCCATCAGCGCCTGCCCACCCAGGAGCAAGGCGCGGTCCACTGCGTAGCCTGTGCCGAAGGCGGCGGGCACCAGATCGGTGGTTGTTTCCGTTTCCGTGGTGTAGCTCTGGCACCAGTTGATCGGATTGCCGGAGTAGAAGCGGATAGGCTTTGGCATCTTGACGATCAAAATGCCATTCCACAGCCCTGCCTCGCCCGTGAAAAGCGGGTTTTGGCCGGCAGACTGGGCGCGAGCCATGGCGTTTGCCTGGAAGGTGCGGAACTGGCCGGAGTTGGATTGCAGGATGGATGTGTACTGCTCGCTCGATACCAGCAAGACACGCAGCGGCGAATCGCTTGCCATCTTGTCGCCCTCGAAAATGACAGGGGGCGGTGGGATAGGCATGCTGTCAAGCTGGGTGCGGAGGGCGTCAATCAGGTCCGTGTTCATCACGTCCGTGGTTGCGATGGTGATTTCGTTGCCTGCTGCCTTGACTGTCTCGATGCCCGATCCTGTGGACATGAAATGACGGTTTTTGGTGGGTGCCTTTACCGGGTTCACCAAAATCTCGGCGAAGTCGAGATCATTTGCCAGCGGAACGGCCCATTCGATGTTGTCGTGAAAGCCACGCGCACCTGCCAAATGCGTCAGGATGGATTGGTCCGTGAAGCGGTCCATGTAGTTCTGGCCCAGCGAGCGGGCCAGCTTGCGCAAGACGTGCGGCGTGCGCTGTTGCGACATGGTATCTCCCGCAGAAATGGGGTAGCGCACTTGGTTGATGCGCAAACGGTCCTGCGAGAAATTCATGGTGCGGCCCATACCCTCGGCGTGGCGACTGCCCATGATTGGCTTGCCACCCAGCGGGTTAATCAGGTCGAATGAGATTTCATCGCCTGCGGTTTTTTGCAGGTCCATGCAACGGACTACTGGGAGTTCGTTGCTTGACTGCCTGCGAATTGTGTTTTCGGCGTCGGCTTGCTGTGGCAGCTTACCGCAAAGACGGTTGATGTTTGTATTGCGCTGCATATTGGCGGAAAACAAGCCTGCGGATTGCAGCTTGATTGCCAATGGATCGCCATACTTAATGTTTGTAGCACCCATAAAAATCTCCAGCGATGGGACCGGCTACGCCTCCCGGCGATGCCAAATCAAAATGGTTCAGAGAAGCTGATTGAGGCGGGCATGGATTTGCTCTGCTGGCTTGCCAGAAAAGCTGTTGAACATCTGCCCGTCTGACATTTGCGCCACTGCGTTGAACTCGTCCACGGCAGCACTTGCCCCTGCTGGGAAAGCAGACAGGCTCAAGGGCGGGGTGGATTTGGCTTTGGCAATGGCGGCTTTTGCGGCAGCAGGCGCATCAACGGGCTTTTGGGCCTGTGGTGCGGTGTCTGGTGCCGCGCTCTTGGTGGTTGAGGCTTTGAATGCGTCGAGTGCCTCGATGACTTGCGCGGCGGTTCCCTGCTGTAACGCATAGAGAATGCCTGCTTGTGCATACGATGGCTGCTGCTTGATCCATGCTTCAAGCTCTGCGCTCTGTGCAATGGACTCGGCATCTGGGTGAGCGGAGCGGATCGCATCGAAATGCTCCCGTTGCTTCGCGGCCAGCTCTCGCGTTTCAAATTCAGCACGCACCTTGGCCTCAGCTTTCGCTTCGGCTGCGGCAACGATGGATTCGGCGCGTTTGTCAACAAGGGAGGCGATGCCGTTGGCAAGGTTTTCTTCCGAAAAGTCGCCAAATGCCTGCGTGATTTCTTCCTTGCTGATCCAGCCTGTAGCAGCGGGTGCCTTCGGTTGCTCCTGCGCCTGTTGTTGGGGTTGTGCAGCTTGTGACCGCACTTCCTCCAACTTGCGCTGGTATTCCTCGGCCTGCTGCTTGTAAAGCTGTGCGCTCTTACGTGCTTCCTCCAGTTGCTCGTAGGGGATGGTGTGTTTGCCATCCTTTGCGAGTACAACGGGAGTCTCGTCCTCGACCTTTGGTTCTTCGGTCTGTTGTTGCCCTGACTCGTCGGCAGCGGTGGGTGTCTCGCTGCTTTGCGACTGCACCTGTTGAGGTACAGGGTCGCTATCACCCTCTGGCAGTACCAGCATCTGCATGGCCTGCGCGTCGGTCAGTTCTCCATTGACCTGATGAGTTTCAAAAAACTCGGCTTGATTCATTTTTGCCCCGGCACTTATCGCAGTGCCCGCTAAGGGGATGAGCTAGGGGCACATGTGTCCCCGTCACTCTCCATTTGAAGGAATGCCACGCCATCCCGGCGTTGCTCTTATGCCTTATCTCACGATATTGCAGGCGTAAGTATTACCACAAGTTATAAAAGAATCAATGCCGAACCGCTCTACTGTTTTTTAGGCTGATTGGTCACACGCTTTCAATGCGTCTGCTGGTATCGACTTGCTGATGATTTCGTCATTCACGAACAACATGCATTCGATGTTCCCGTGCTCTAGCAGTCGTGCGGCGGTCATTACCGGGCCACCACTCTTGAGCATGACTGTGCAACCAAGCAATGCGTGTGTCCTGCGTGCCTGTTCTTCATCAACCAAACGGGCCGCATCTGATTTGATTTTGTTGAACTCGAATAGTTCATCTTCTGCCCTGGTAACAATCTGGTCTGATCGCGCAATCTTTTCTTCTATCTTTCTTTCAAAAGAATCAAGCCTTACCAGTCTTTCCTTGATCTGCTTGTCGTACTTCTTGATTTCCTTAAGTCTTTCGGATTCCTCTTTGCCTTCATCTGTTTTTTTGAATGTAATGTCCTTTCCAAGAATGTCCGTCAGTATTCCAAGAATAAAGAGCATTGAATTTTTTAGCTCTCTGTTTGTGTTGGTCATGGTTGCATAGCCGTTTCCAAACAGTCCTGCATCAACAGTTCCAATAATGAACGGTATTGATTTGACAGGTATTAGTTCTTTTTTGCGAAGGACAACAATATCCATCATCAGTTGATTGCCTGATGGTGCATACACATATTGAACTACCGCTGGAAATGGTTGGCTGCTATGCAAACCTTCGTTTCCTTTCAGTGCCAGTTCGTGTTCATCCGGCACGATGTATCTGACACTATCACCTACCTGTGGGCGAGATTCTGTCAGCGAGGCAATTCTTTTTGCGCTCTCGTCCATAACCTGTTTCATGGAATTTGCAATCAATGATTTCTCCTTCTGCGTTGAAGATTAGGCAATCGCGCTGTCCTGGCGCATGGTGTTGATGCCCTGGTTTTCCCCGGCCATCGGGCTGGATGGCATCGAGGTCGGATCGGTGGGTGTCTGGGGCGAGGTGTCGCCGGGGTTGACCGGCCCCGGTGGTACTGCGATGTTCGGCTGGGGGAAGTTTGGATCATCTCCTGGGGGGTTTGGCAGCTTGTATCCAGCGTTTGCCATCACTACGTCGGCCACTGGAGCAATAGCGGGCATTTGCGCGATCAATTGACCCGCCTGAACCGCACCGAATGCCGACTTGATCCCGATTGCCACAGCATCGGCAGTGATCTTCTTGATTTCCGCTTCCATCTTGTCCGGGTTGTAGCGTGCCAGAAGCTCGCGGTCCTTGTAGTCGCGCTCCCACTTCTGGTGTTCTTCCTCCGGCGATGGCTTGGCCTGGGCCTGCTGGATGGCCTGGATGATTTCCCGCTTGTTGGGTACATCCATCAGGTCCAGCAGATGCGGGAACAGGACGGGCTGGTACTGCGGGGGTGTCGATTTGAACGCCTCGGACATGGCGGCGAGCTGCTGTGTGCGGAATGATGGCGTGCTGGGCACATCCTCCAGGGCCACTTTCAACCGGGTGCGGGAAACATCGTTCGTCAGGTAGTGGATGCCACTGTCTGCGTCCATGGATGGCTGATTCAACTGCACATCCCGATCTGGCAGCACTGCATTGCCCCGGATCGTGACAGTCTCAGGCTTGCCAATCATGTCCTTGATGACAAGGGACAACAGTAATTCGCCCACCTTGGTTCGTCCATACTTGAACTTGTCCATCAGGCTTGCTAGTGTCTGGGTGGCCTGCTCGATCTGGGTTGACTCTTGCAAGCCACTTGTGGCCGTGCCACGTTGCCCGGAAAAGGCGGAAGTGATGCCCGATGCCCGCTCGATGCCCAGCCTGGCATCAGTCAACATTTTGTACTGCTGCTCGTTGAGCTGAAAGTCACGGAACACCTCAAAACGTGCGCCCTGCTGCGCCATGTGCTCGGCGTTGAGCACAATGTCTGCGTCCGGGCGGGCGATCTGCTGGCGGAAAACCTCGTCCGAGTAGGCCACGGCACCCTTGGTGCGCTCGGTACGCACGGCAGACAAGCCCCAGCGGATTTTGGATATAGCGCTGTTGACGTTATCTTGCAGGTAGACCATGCCGCGCACCAGCCCGAATGGGGCGTTTGTGCGGTCCTCCCGGTGCCCGAAAAATGGGGCGTATGGGAACTCCTGATGCGGGTAGGGTGTCGGGCCATCGTGCAGTTTGTGCGGTCCCATCCAGTAGGAGCGGAACATTTTGGCGACGATTGCCATCTGGGGCTGGATCAAACCCAGTGCGATGGCTTCGTTGTGGACCGGGTTTGCTTCGTCGTACTCGACCACCCGGCCATCAGGCGCCTTGAGTACCGCAACCTCTACCCATTTGCGATACCAGACCTCAAAGAGACACACCCGGTTACTCTCCGAGTCCATCCATTCCTGTTCTTCGATGCTCGACCCGCGCTGTTCGTTCCAGGCCATTGCCATGGTTGTCGATGTGCCTCCATCACTGGATAGCTCTAATTTCCCCGTCCATTGCCCGGTGCAACGGTCAATCAGCTCGGCATGGGGCTTGAACATCAGTTTGGCCTGTGCAGCATCCACCCAGCGGCGGCGAACGAGGTAACGGGCATCGCTCAGGTCCGGCTTCTTGCTCAGGAAGTCCCAACAGATTTCATTCCGGTGGATCGCCTCGCACCTGTACGGGAACGGCTTGAATGGATCGGTTTCGCGTGTGACTTCGACCCAGCCAATGCCTACGCACGCCTGCGACTTGAAGGCATCAGAGCAGGCTTTGTCTGCCCCGCTCTGGCGCTCGGCGTGGTTCAGCTTCTCATTCAGTGCGTCGGCAACGTCATCGCCGCCCTTGCTGTCCGATGTGATTCGCCAGTCTGTGCGGGTTTTGGCCTCCAGGCCAAGCACTGCCTCGATAGCCGGGCCGATCAATGGCTCGATGGCCGGAGGCATCCCGATTGCCTTCTGCGCCTGCAACACTTCGCTATCAAGCTGATTTCCATCCACGTACTCCATCTCCCGGTCTGCCCGCGCTCTCCATGCGGGCTGTTTGGACAGCTCCAGAAACATGCGCTCAAACTGCATGAGGGATAGGCCACCGTCATCAGCGGGGGTATCGAGAGGGTCAATTGTTTCGGTGGATAGGGAGTGGATCATCACAGATACCATGCTGGTGGGGGAGGGGGTTCGATGTAGGTGGCGAACTGGCTAGCCATGCGGTCAACAGCCTGGGCCATGTACCTCCAGGCATCGGCGCCATGGCTGTATGCGTCGTGCAATGGGCCTGCTGGCTCGCCGGTTTTGATGTTGGTGTCCCGGCGATAGCGCTTGAGGCACTCCAGCAGCCGGACGGTCTTGGTCTTGTCGCAGTAGCATCGGGGGAATACCAGCCGTGCGGCCTTGATGCCTTCTTCCACGCTGGTCTGGGCCAGTACAGAAACACTGCGGCCCATGGCGCGGAGCATTTCCTCGGTGGATTTGCCGGTCTGGAAGTTGCGTGTGCGGCCATCGTGGGGGATGTAGTCAGTGCCCCAGCGGTACTGGCGCTTGCCCAGTTCGGCCACATACCAGTCCAGGGTGCGGTTGCTGTCCTCGATGTAGTCGATGATGCGAACGTCCTGCGGCCCGCGCTGCACCATGATGATGGCCATGGAGTCATTCCAGCCCAAATCCCAAGCGGTATGCACGGGCAAGAGCGGGTCGTATGGCACATCGCGCACCCGGCCATCGTTATAAATGGCATCAATCTCGTAGCGGTAGATGGCACCATCGGCCACGCGCCGGGGTTTTCCCTCCCAGATGTGCTCGTAGGAAGCTGGATCGGTGCGTTGTGCCTTCTGGCGCTCCAGCTCCAGCACGTAGGGAAACCAGGGGTTATCGCGCCAGTTGATCTCGCACAGCCATGTGTCCTCGCTTGGGGTGGCAATGAACCGCACGTAAGTCTCGTCGGTGTCCATATCCGGGTTGAGCGTTACCCAGATTTCACTGTCCGGTTTGCGAATGGTCGGGATCAATGTGTCCCACGACTTCGCGCTGACGCTGTGGGCCTCCTCGACCCAGACGCGATCCACGCCCTCAAACGACTTGATGGAGTCAACCGTGTGCGATTGCAGGCCAGCAAACAGGAAAATGGACCCGTTCTTTCCACGAATCTCGGTATCCAGTACCTCGTATTCATCGGTCAGGTTCAAGTCGGTTATCTGGTCTTTCAGCAGCCGGTGTACCGAATCCTTCATCGACTTCTGTATTTCCCGTGCACACAAGACCCGCAGCGGGGTATCAAGCGCTGAAATAATCAACGCCCTGGCGACTCCCCAGCTCTTTGCACCACCACGGCCACCGTACAAGACCTTGTACCGCTTTGGGCGAAACAAAGGCAGCAGTTTGCCGGGGAACCGGGCGCGAATGTCGATGTAGTCATCATCTGCGGTCATAACTGGCGCGACTCCACATCAATGAACTCAAGCTGGATACGCTTTTTCTTGATCGCGTTTTCCGGGTTTGCGGCAGCGGCATCAATGCTGAATGCCTCGCGCTCGCCTTTGCGCACCTTTTCATCCACATCGGCCAGCTTCTTTAGGTCGTCCACCAGGGCGCTGCGGCCCAGGACTTTGCGCAATGCATCGTTTGCCCGGTCAATCCCGTTTTCGTCCGGGTTTCGCACCATCTCGACCACTTCGGCCAGATCGGCCATGTGGGTGGCAGCTTGCTCGATCTGGTCCAGCAGCAAATCACGGACGTTTGTGATGCGTCGCAATCCTGCTCTGTGTCCTAGGATGACTCCGACATTTACATCAGCCGCAGCAAGAATTGTGGTGCTGATTTCTTGCTGAGTTTTGCTGCATCTTGCTGCAACAGTGGCCTCAATAACCTTTGTATTTGTAGCCTGCTTAATTGCTACAGAGAGGTCTTGAGTCCATCCGTGTTTTTCGGCCCTACGTGAAATAGTGCTGTTATCCGGTCCATACTTTGCTTCAAGTTCACGCAGCGTAAACGTGCCCGTGCGGTAGTCACGCTCTACGGCTTCCCAATCCGTCTTGGGCTTCTTTGCTTGCGGCTTTGCTTGCTGCTTTGTTGACTTTGCTGCTGCTTTTTCCATAGCAGCAAATCATGCCGAATTTTTGAAAAAATGCAATAGCTGACCGCTTTGGTGTTTTTTGGGAAAGAAAAAGCCCGCGCTGTGGCGGGCCATTCTGGAGGCCCATGGCGCCAGATTCTCAGACCCGACTACTTGACGAGCCGAATCTCAGGTTGCGCCGGTGATGATTGCGTCACTGGCGCTTTTTTTTGCAGAGCCGTGATGTGACTCTCGATTGAAAACCCGCACAGGAAGCGACTCAGCATCTGGGTTTCATTCTGGTTCAGGTCCAGAACAGAGTCCCCGATTTCAATTTTCAGAATCCCATCGGGCATGATCGTCGTGGAAATTGGCCGGGTGCTGTGCTGCTGCCCATCGTCAACGGCATAGACCCCAGGTTTTACCCGTATCAGCGATCCATCATCCACAAGTTTTTTCAGATGGAAGTCTGCGACATACTGCGGGATTTTCATCACATCAGCCACCAGTTCCCTTGTCACGGTGCGGAACAATCTTTGCTGCTCCAGGACGCAGTCAAGCACGTCTTTCCCGTTAGTCTTTTTCTCTACTGTCTCCATTTGTCACCTCTTTTGGTTTTGGTTTGTCAACTTCGATTTTTTCTGGGCATCCGGTGCAGCCTGGATCGCTTTGTCCCAGCGCCGTGTAGGTGTATTGACACGTGGCCTTTCCGAATGTGGTGATTGGCTTGCGGGTGTGGCAGCCGTAGCGGTGGGGCGGTGTCATGGTTTTGCGCTTTGAATTTCTTGAGTGGTTTCGTCGCTTTGCGGTTGCTCACGTAAACACACCAAAATACTTGGCAGTTGCGCTGCAACATCTCTCATTTCCTCGGCAATCTTGCAGGCATAAACCGACCACCATACATGGCTTTTCATTCTTCCTGTTTCTGCTGGGAACTGAAGCGCATTCGCCAGCAGAAACAATCTGTCTGCTGGTTTTGAGAATTTATGCTCACACTCTCCCTGGCCTAACAACATCCCAAGTTCTTCACCGTATTCTTTGCCTGCTTGAAACCCGTTATCCCATTGCTTGTTCATAGTTTTCATAATCTTCCACCCAATCGACCAACCCGCGCAATTCCTCCCGCTCGTCCGGTGGCATCGCATTGATGCGCTGCATCACGTCGGAGCCTTCTGGCAGGCGCAAGAGCCTGCGGGCTATCTCTAGCCGTTGCTCTGCGCGGCCAGGAGATGCGCTCATCGTGGTGTTGCTCAAGTGCCAGCCTTTAGTGACAAATCGTATTCGGCCAGCTTATCGACCACTTCATTCAACGATTTGCGCCCTAAATTCGGCGTTTTCAACAACTGCTCTGGGCTCCATCCGAGTAACTGATCAATGGTTTTGATGTTCTCGGCTTTCAAGCAGTTTTGCGTCCTAACCATTAGGTCAAGCATTTCTATTCCCTGAGATGTGTCAATGCGAAGTTTTTTCATCTGCGCAAGAACTTTCTTTAATTCAAACAACTCATCAACGCTGTCTAGTTCAATAACGATCTTCAATTCGCTTCTCCTTGCTTTCCCTCATGGTGAGCGCACCCAAAGCGCTCACCGACCAAGAACCCGCCGCCATCGTGGGGGTCGTGCATCAGCATGTCTGCTCTATCGTTGTCGCTCTGGCCCCAGTCCTCGCCTAGTTTTTCGCTTTCGCAGAAGCCGGAAATGCGGTGTTTGCATGTATTGCAAGCTTTCTCAGGCATGGGCAGCAGCATTGCGCATAGCCTCTGCTTTTGCCGAAAGGTCAAGATGGCGCTGCAAAAACGCTATCAACTCAGCAGTCGTTTCATTGTCTAGCCTAGTTTTTACGTTCTTGGTTGATGAAGATCCGAATCCCTTGTTTTTGATACATATAAACACCCCACTACCATCATCCGACGAATACGCATCAAATGTTGACTCTCCTGTTTCACATTCGTATTTGCTTACTAATTTCAATACTTTGCTCAGGTGGTTGTAAATATTTAGTGAAATACCATCGTCGATTTTCATGCCAGTTCCTCCGTATTCTCCAGCGACCAGTGCAGTAGTGCCAGTGCATCGGCCTCGTTGTCATCAGCCGGTGTGTATCCGCGCCTTTTTGCGGCCCCGATCATCAAGTCCTTGCTGGCATTGCCCTTGCCGGTGGCGTGTTTCTTGATGGTGCCGACTGGCACGCCAGCGTAGGGGATGTTGTGGTGCTCGCACCAGGCAGTGAGTGTGGCCAGCAGACCGCCATAGACGTGTGCTGCATCCACGCCGTTGTGCCGGCGTACTTCCTCGAAATACACCGCGCCGATTTCACCAGCGGTGGTGTGGATTTCCGACAGCCAGCGTTTGAAGCGCAAGAACCGCATCCCGCCGCCTTCAAAGCGCTGGGGGTGAAAGTCCTTGGTGCCGCTTTCGATGGTGCCATCAGTGCTGCGCAAAGCCCAGCCGGTTGTTGTTCCCAGGTCCAGGGTCAGAATCGTGGTAATCAATGCATCGCTCCTTTGGCGAAGTTGCTACTGACATGCGCCAGAAGTTTCACCAGTTCCGCAGTTCGTTCGGAAATTCGGGGTGTTTCACCCACAGATCGGTCCAGCAGCCCCTCCAGCAGTTCGGCTGCGGCTTTTATGAAATCGTCTTTGTTTGCTTCGGGCACTTGTTCAAATGGCAGTGTCAGGAAAGCATGTGCGCAGCAAATTGCGGCAAGCCACTCGCTTGGATTCAAGTTTGGCCTGGGGGTGCTCAACTCTGCGCCCCTTTGTCGCGCTCAGTCATCATCGAATCGGCCATCTGGAAGGAGAGCTTGGTAATGGCTTCGCGTGTTCCGCTCGGCATTGTTGGGCTTGCCACTTTTGCCATGATTCCGGCGAGGGCAGCCGCTGCGAACAGGTCGCGCACTGTGGGGATGGATTGGGTTGTTTGGTTTGTCATTTCGATTCCTTCGAGGGTGCTGGCCAGTGATTGCAGTTCAGGTGGGAGGTTGTTCATCAACGCAGCGCTCCTACAAGGCCCATTTCGATCTCGTAATCGTCGTCGGGATCGTAGGCATGCCGATTGCTATCGCTGCTGATGTCGCCGACCTCTACTTTTTCCTGAGCTGTGCAGTGGTGTGAGTCCATGTGGTGCGGGTGAGGGTATGGGTGAACTACGGGTTCAGGTGTGCGGTGGTGCATGGGTTTGTTGTCTCCGGTTGTTTGTTTTAAACGTCCTGTAGCGCGTTTTAATGACTTGCCAAGGGGGTAGCCGCACCATGCTCTACATCGTGGCTTGTAGGGCCGTTTTGGTGGCTTGGCGGGCGTTTATTTTTGGTTGGGTAGTTCAAGTTTTGGCTTTTTGTTGAGTTGGTCTTGGATTTGTGGCCACAGTTCAGGCCATTTGCCTTTGTGGTGGCGTTGCAGGTACGCAATATGGCGCTCTTGCATCGCTTTGCTTGGCCTGGAGTTGGCGATCAGTCGGGCCATGCAGGGGATGCAATCGACGTTGTATCGCCCGCTGGTGGGGGACTGGGTGGCGGATTGGCATGACTGGCATTCGGTCATCAGCACAGTGCTTGGATTGCGTTTTTCGAGCGTCTTGTAGTTGTCTGCCTGCAAGAGCGTGCGGCGGCATCCACTTCCTCGCGGTATCCGATCATCAGCACTCGGTAATCTCCTGGTTTGTTCTCCGAGTAGGCGCGGCGATTTTTTGAAAATGTCTCGTCCAACGTTTCGATGTGCATGGCGTTTTGCTCATGGCTCCACAACAACACAAACAAATCGCCGTTAAAAGCATTCATCATCAAATCCCCTTTTGGCTGGTTGCGGCTTGGATGTTGACTTGCTGGGTATTGCCCCCGCCCAAGAGCCAAACCGTGTGTACTGGCCCTGGTAGTGCAAATGCACATCGCCACAGCGTCCCTGGCGGTTTTTTGCTACCCGCAGCAGCGCGTAATTGGCCCACTGAACGCCCAAATCGGGCTTGAGCTGGATCGGGCGATGCACGAACGCCACTACGTCAGCGTCCTGCTCAATCGCCCCGCTGTCGCGCAAATCGTGCAGGCCTGGCGTGGTGTCCGTGCGTTCTGCTGACCCACGATTAACCTGCGCCAATGCCACCACAACGATGCCCAGGTCTTTTGCCAGCGCCTTGAGTCCGTGCGTGATTTCCTCGATCTGGTACGCGCGGTTTTGCTTTTGGTCGGTGCCCGGCATCAATCCGATGTAGTCCACGATCAACACGTCAAGCGCATGCTTGCGGTGCAACATGCGGGCCTTGCTGCGCACCTGGGCGATGGTCTGGCCCGACTTGTCCGACACAAAAAACCGCAGATGCTTGGAACGCTCCACGCCTTCGACGATGCGGTCGTAATCCAGCCCGTTTGACGGTCGCTTGATGCTGCTGATGGACGCGCTGCTCAGGATGGCAGCCTGCCGGTCGCGCACGTCGTTATGCGGCATTTCCATGCTCAAAAGCCCCACTGCGTAGGTTTTCGCCATGTGCAGCCCGATGGTCATGCCAAGCGCGGTTTTACCCATGCTGGGGCGTGCTCCGATCACCACCAGATTGCCGCGCTGCATGCCGCCATCGAGCAGATGGTCGAAGTCTGGCAACCCTGTTTCCAATCCTTTGACGCGACCTTCCTGGCGTGCGTCGAGCAAGTCAAGGTGGGCGATGGCTGCGGCGTGCGAATCGACCCAATCGTCGGCATCGTCGGTGCTGTTTTCCAGGGTTGTGAGGGCGGCGTGAGCCTGCGCGATGCGCTCTTGCGCCGATCCGTCTCCAAAGGCCAGCGTTGACATTTTTTGGCTCAGTCGGTGCAGTTGACGCGATTGGTAGCGGTCGATCAAGGTGTCAACCATGCTGCCAACAGCCCGCGACGAAAAATCGTGGCAGACCGCGATTTCGTGCAGTTTTTGCAGGCTCACGGTGTCCCGCAACCCTTCGGCAAGCGTCACCAGATCGCAGCCTTTCCCGAGGGCCATCTGGCGCACCAGTTCGGCGTAAATGCTGCGGTGCAATGCGTCGGAAAAATGCGCAGGCTTCAGGCGTGAAGCGTGGTCGTCAAAGGCATCCGGGAAGGCCAGCAGGATCGACAAGACGGACGCCTCTACCGTCGGGCTGCTCAGGGTTTTAGCCTGCGTTTGGCTATCGGAAAAATCCATGTCAATCATGCTGTCACCTCTTCGGTTTTGTTTGCGAAATTGCCCTGTAGAACCTTGGAAAAATTGGTTTTTTTGACAAGCCACCCAAGGTCGGCTGTCCATCCTCGCGGGTTGCCTCCGGTTAAAAAATCGCACTGCGCGACGTAGCCAAAAAAACGACGGAACCATGCAACACCCTCGGCTTGCGTGGTTGCCAACGGCTTCCCAGCCCGCGACCCGGACTCATGCTTTGCGGTCAACACCCAGCGCCACCGTTGCCGCAGTGCATCGGCGTCCTTGCTGTCTGCGAAAAGGCTCATCCGTGGCTGGGGAAGCTCCGGGAGTTCTTCGCGGTAAACGCTGGCAAGCTCGGCCAATGGGCACGGCGGAATGGTTGACTGGGGGGCGATGGTGACCACGGCATCGGCATTGCTCACGAGCTGGGTGTGGTCGGCCAAAGTTTGACCCGGCAAAAAATTGGGAACTGGGGTCGGCGCATTCGCCGACGAAAAATCGGCGGCTACCCCCTCCCCCTGGTTACTTGACGGTTCACATGATGGTTCCTTGATGGTTATGGGTGCAACGGTTGCAGGGGTTGGGTGCAACGGTTGCAGGGGTGGGGGTGCAACGGTTGCAGGGGTTGGGTGCAACGGTTGCAGGGGTGCAGAATTTGCAGGGGTGCAGAATTTGCAGGGGTCAAGGGTGTAAATCGTGCTTCTCCCCGCTCTCAATTTGCGAGAAATGGCCCCGATTTTTTCCAAATCCGAGATGTGATTGAACACGCTGCGCTCGCTCATGCTGCACTTTTCAGTCAACATTGACACGGACGGGAAGCACTCACCTTGGTCGTTTGAGTTATCGCAAAGCGCCAACAAGACCATCTTCTGGCCGGTTGGCAGCCTTGATTTCCAGGCTTCTGTCATTAAACGAATGCTCACTTCGTTGCCTTAAAAACACTGCGCATGGCTTACACCAGGCTGAACCTCAAGCTGATAAAAGCAGGATTGGCCGGGTGGACGTATCACCCCAATGTGCCCGGCATCCTCCAGGGCTGCGATTGCCTTTTGAATCGACATGCGGCAAAGTCCGGTCAACCGTGATATTTCGGTGATTGAGGGGTAGCACGACGACCCAATCGGACTTACGAGGCTGGCGAGTGCCAGCAGGACGAGCCTGTGCGAGTGGTGCGTTACCTGGGCCTTCCATGCCCACTGGGTTGCTTTGGTGCTCATAGCGGCCCTCCAAGCGCAGCACGCGCATTAGAGTGAGTAAACAACTCTAAACCTTGCACAAGGTGGCTAGACGCCATTAAAATTCGCTCGTTCACTTTTGTTCTCTAAATTGGTTTGTGCTTGCGTCAACAAGCGCTTTCCGCTTGGTCAGTAATCAGTTGTTGGGTTGCTGGTCATACGTCTTAACGGACTCTCTAAACTCACGCAACTTCGTAAGGGTTGCGTGGGTTTTTTGCTTATAGTGCTGCGCAATGTGGTGCTCTTTTAACGCCCTGGCAAATTCCAATTGCTTGCGGTACAGGCGGATTTCTATGCACAGGATGACCTCGCGCATCTTCTGTAATCTGGTCATTTTTCTTGTCTCTCTCTGTTTTTAGTGATAGGCCCTTTTGCCTAATCATTTTGTCAATTGCTGGGTATCCTTTTACTGACAATCACCGAAAGGATTCCAATGAAAGACCAATCCGAATTGGAGCAACTCAGAGCATTTGCAACTGGAATGCAAGCGGCATTCATCAAAAACCCCGAGAAACCCCGGACTTCAGGCCGGGGAGGTAGAGGGCGAACGCAAAGCGTTCGTTTGCTGCTTCGCTGTTAAAATTAACAGTATGATTTTGGTGTACAGATACCGAGTGAAGTCGCTTGAAGGCTTGCTGAACAAGCAAAGCCGGGCTGTAAACTTTGTCTGGAATTTCTGCAATGACAGGCAAAAAGATGCCTTGCGTTTTGGTAGGCGCTGGCATACCGGATTCGATTTGAACAAGCTCACCAGTGGCTCCAGCAAGGAACTCGGGTTGCACTCTGGCACCGTGAATGCTGTTTGTGAGCAGTACGCCAAATCTCGTAGCCAGAAAAAGCGACCTTACCTTCGCTATCGCGGAAAGAAAAGCCTTGGGTGGATTCCACTCAAAGGGCGTGATTTGAAGCGCGAAGGCGACTCCTTTAGCTTCGCCGGAAACACGTTTCGTGTATTCAACAGTCGCGCGCTCCCAGAAGGCAAGATCAAGGACGGTACGAATTTTTCCCAGGACTCCAGGGGAAATTGGTTCCTGAACATCGTCATAGATGTTGCTGTTGTGCCCCCTGATGCACGTCAGCCTATCAATGGAGTTGGCATTGACCTCGGATTGAAGGACTTTGCCACGCTGTCTACTGGTGAAAAAGTTGACGCGCAACGCATTTACAGGGATGCGGAAAAACCCCTGGCCGTTGCTCAACGTGCCAACAAAAAGAAACGAGTTACTGCGATTCACGCAAAAATTGCGAACCAACGCAAAGACTTTCACCACAAACTCAGCAACCGCATCGTGCGCGAGTTTGATTACATTGCGGTAGGAAATGTGAATGCCGCCGGACTTGCCAAGACCAACATGGCAAAGTCCGTTTTGGATGCTGGTTGGTCGTCCTTCCGTAGTCAACTTGCGTACAAGGCTATTAAGCATGGCGCGTGGTATGAGGAAGTGAACGAGCGTTTTACCTCCCAAGTCTGTTCGGATTGCGGCGCTTTGCCTGATTCGAGGCCGAAAGGTATCGCAGGCCTTGGAATAAGGAACTGGACTTGTTCTGAATGTGGCTGTGTGCATGATCGTGATGTGAATGCTGCAAAAAATATTCTCAATAAACTAAGTTCCCGTGTCGGACATGACACGCCTGTAGAGGGAATCCCCGTCCTTTAGGGCGGGGAGGATGTCAACTCAGGCAGCCTCCTTCTGCTCCGGTGCGGCGGTGCCGCGCAGCACGCCCCAGGGAACGTCCGGGCGAAGGTCTTCGCAGCGAACTTGGCTGTTGGAAAAGTGGCAGACGTAGAGGTAGTGCATGGCTCAAGCCACCTCTTTTTGCCGCGCGACCATGGCGTTATATGCCGCCTGGAGAGCGCGGTAAGTCTTGGACATGACATCCGAAACATCTCCGCGTTCTATCTTGCTGATGGTCGGTTGCGGTATGCCAGTTTCTTTTTCTATCTGAATTTGTGTCATGCCGTGCGCCTTGAGCGCCAAAACGTAGTCTTTGGCTTCCATGTGTTAATTCCTTTACGCTTAGTTTAACAATCTTTTTCGATTATGCAAGTGAGATTAAATTAAACATATGGACAATTTCGCAAAAAGAGTGAAAGCTAGACGCAAGAAGCTTGGCCTGAGTCAAGCGGAAGTAGCCACGTTGTCTGGCCTGAAGCAGCCTGATGTTTCAAAGATCGAGCTTGGCCAGATCAATCAAACCACTCAAATTCTTGGTTTGGCGAAGGCGCTGAAGTGCAATCCTGATTGGCTAAAAACTGGCGAAGGACCAATAGAAGGTCCAATCCTTGGAACCACCTACGCCCTCATCCCCGGCGAGGCATCTGGTTCATCATCAAATAAGGCCCCAGCCCTTATTACACGTGAGGAAAGAGCTACATATTTGATTGAGAACGTTTACCCTGTGGAGTTTTCGATACCTCTGTTGTCCTGGGTGCGTGCAGGTGCGTTCTGTGAGGCACCTGGTCAGTTCACACGCGAGGATGCCGAGGAACTACTGCCGCGCCCGCTATTCCGAACCGGACCCAACACATTTGCGTTGACCGTGGTTGGTGATTCGATGGATGCGCCCAGCGGATACCGCGAGGGCGAGATTGTCTACATCGACCCCGACGTGGAGCCTACTCCCGGAAGGGATGTGCTGGCAAAAGCAGACAACAAGATGACCTTGAAACGTTACAAGGTCGATGAATATGGCCCGTACTTGCTACAGCTCAACGGGAGCAAAATCATCAGGCCAACAGAGTGGACCGTGTGCGGCGTGGTGGTATTTTCTGGACAAAGACGCTGACTACTCACAACCCAGACCGCCACCCGGCGGTTTTTTTCGCCTGAGCGCCAAGGCCAAAGGCTGAAGCGGTTCCATCTGAGATACTTGCCGTGGGCCGTGACAAAGCCCACTGCGGCCCGTCAAGCCGCTTAAGGTGCCTCAAACAAAACCGCCTCAGCCTTTGGCCTTGGCGCGTGTCGTTGCCGATTGTAAATAAATTTGCAAAAAATTATTCGTTTACGCTTGATTTATGTATTCGTAAAGGCATAATAGCTTCTATCGCAACAACCGATGGAGTGAAAAGTGAAACCAGCCTTAACCAGAATCAAGCGCGGAGAGGTTTTCCATTTTGTGGATGGAAACAAGATCGCAGGGCTACATGACAGCCTGCGCGGCGACGTGAGCGGCCTGCGCGGCAACGTCAGCTACCTGAGCGGCTACGTGAGCGGCCTGCGCGGCGACGTGAGCGGCCTGAGCGGCGACGTGAGCGGCCTGAGCGGCGACGTGAGCGGCCTGAGCGGCGACGTGAGCGGCCTG